GTGTGGACGGTCACACCGAAGCCCTACAAGGGCGACCATTTCGCCGTTTATCCCCCTGAACTTATTGAGCCCTGCATTCTTGCCGGATGCCCGGAGGGGGGTACTGTTTTAGACCCGTTTGGCGGTTCGGGGACGACGGGCGCCGTAGCATTGAGGCATGGACGCAATGCGGTACTTTGCGAATTGAACGCGGATTATGCGGCGTTGATGCCTTCCAGAATTGAGGCTATCGCATGCTAGTCGCACCGCCGCCCCCTCCGGCCACAGCAGCCCGCCCCGTGGCCTTCTACGATACGGAATGCTTCCCCAACTATTGGTTGCTCAAGTTTCGACCCAAGGGCGGCCAAGCGTATGGCTTCCGGCTTCGTGCCGGCCAAGCGTTTGACTTGCAAACCGCGGCCCGCATTCGGCTATTGTTCGACGCCTATTGCTCCGTCAGTTTCAACGGCAACTATTACGACGTCCCCATGATTACCGCGGCGCTGTCCGGCTACACCGCGGAGCAATTGAAATGGCTTAACGACCGCATCATCGTTGAAAAGGTGAAGCCTTGGGAACTTGGCTTGCCGGAGTGGCGCCCCGCGGACCATATCGACGTCATGGAAGTCGCCCCGGGCGCCGGTTCCCAAAAGCAGTACGCCGGCCGGATTCACTGTAAGACAATGCGCGACCTCCCCTATGACCCGGGCCACTACGTCACGGAAGCGGAGATTGTGGAAGTCGACACGTATTGCGAAAACGACCTTGCCGTGCTGGAAGCCCTCTTTGACGCCCTGCAGCCGATGATTGAACAGCGGGAAGCCTTGGGCAATCGCTACGGCTTGGACCTCCGGAGCAAGTCCGATGCCCAAGTCGCGGAGGCTGTACTTAAGCGCCGTTGTGAACAGGCCCTTGGGCAACGCATTTACAAGCCGGAAATTGATTGGAATTTAGCGTTTCGGTACAAGGTGCCGCCGTTCATTTCCTACACGCTCCCGCAACTGCAAAGGGCCTTGGAACTGGTCCGCGAATCCGTCTTTAGGCTAGGGCCGTCCGGCGCCGTGGAAATGCCGCCACAGCTTGAAGGGCTGGAAATTACCGTCAACCGTTCGACCTATAAAATGGGCATTGGGGGCTTGCACAGCCAGGAGAAAAAACTAGTCGCCGTGAGTGGTCCGAACAACCAAATACGGATGCCGGACGTCGCCAGCTATTACCCAAATCTAATTTTGAATTCCGGCGAGTGGCCGCCCGCCCTTGGGCCGACCTTCCTCAAAGAGTACGAATCCATTAAGGATGAACGCCTAGCCGCCAAAGCCTTGCAAGGGAAATTAAAGAAGGCCGGCGACACAAAGAGCCATGAATATGCCGAAGCCGGGGTCGGCAACGAAGGTGGCAAGATTATGATTAACGGGACTTTTGGAAAGACCGGGAGCCCGTACAGCGTTCTTTTTGCGCCGACCATGTTGATTCAAACAACAGTAACCGGGCAATTGTCCCTTTTGATGCTGATTGAATGGCACGAACTTTACGGAATCCCGGTTATTTCGGCCAATACCGACGGCATAGTCATTGACTGCCCGCGGGATAAGCTGCAGGTCAGTGAATACCTTATTGCTGAATGGCAACGCCGCACGGGCTTGGAAATGGAAACGGACGATTACGTCGCCCTCTATGCCCGGGACGTGAACAACTATTTTGCAATCAAGACCCCGGACGACGTGAAGCGCAAAGGGGAATATGCCAAAGCCGGTTTGGCTGAAAAGAAAAACCCCGACGTCGAGATTTGCGCGGACGCCGTGGCGGAATTCTTGGCAAAGGGTGTGCCCGTGGAATACACCATTGCCGCGTGCCGTGATATTCGCAAGTTCGTTACCATCCAGAAGGTCAACGGGGGCGGCGTCAAAATGTGGGGCGAAGGGCCGCGCAAGGGTGCCAGGGTCATGGATATGGTCGGCACGTTGCAGGCCAACGGATGGACCAAGGAGGGCCGCAAGTGGCGCCGCGGGGACATGCTGGCACCAGCGGCCACAGCATACGCCGCGTGCTTCCAGCCCCAAACGCCGGAATACTTGGGAAAGGTGGTGCGCTGGTACTACAGCACGCAAGCGCCTGGCCCCATCGTCTACGCCAGTAACGGCAACACGGTAAGCCTTTCCTATGGTGCCCGGCCGTGCATGACGCTACCGGACGAATTCCCGGACGATATCGACTACGCTTGGTACGTCGGCAAGGCCGAAGCGATGTTGCGGGACGTTGGATATTATCAGTTGACATAGATAAACTATTTAGCTACAGTACACCTATACCAACCAACCGGAGATTTAAAAGTGATTACCGTAAAAACTCAATCTATCAAAGCTGCTTGCGGAATGGCATCGACAAAGGATGTACGTTATTACTTGGTCGGCGTGCAAATTCTAGTGCGAGATGACGGCGCCGTTCATGTCCGCGCTACCGACGGGTCTTTGGCATTTGACGACTTGATGCCTGAAAAATCAGCATTCGCCCCGGCCGACTTCATCATCCCTTTGGATACCGCCAAGCTGATCGCCAAAAGCAAATTGCAGACTGTTGAAATTACCATCGCGCCGGACGGTCGATACGAATGCGCCGGGCAAATTTTCAAACCGATCGACGGTAGATTTCCAGACTGCGACCGGGTGCTGCCGACCCGCGACAGTCAATTTGATGCCGCCGTAAATCAATATGACGCTGAACTGCTGGCGCGATGCCAAACTGCCATGCGGATTGCCACGGGTTTGAGCAAAGCATTCTTCAAGATGCAGAACTCCCCATGCGGACTCATGCACCGTGAGAACGACACGTATCCGCGGTGTGCTGTGATGCCGTTGCGCGACTGTGCTTTTTTGGACAATTAGGAGCCCACACCATGCGCGTAATTCTCTTAATCCTGGCCGCTTACGCCTTTGCTGGCTGGAACGATGCCAACGCGGCTTGCCAGCGATTCAAACCGGACGGCACGGTCGAGGCGTGCCAACACATTGCACCAAGGTCGACGCCGATTACGCCAGGCCCCAACCAGGCCAGCGCGGACCCGTGCCAGCTTGGCGGCATGCTGGCCCACAAAGCGTACATGGAAGGCACCTACGATGCCCAGTGGCCGGACTCCCGGCGCTTGCATTACATGGTCGATTATTGGGGCGACATGCTAATCTTGAAGCATGACAGGGCGGTCGCCCATCGCGGCGTTGACTACATTGCGGCCAGGCTCAAGCCGACCGGGATGCGGGCGCCAAATGACGGCGCCGCCTATGATGCGGCCCGGGAATTCATCGTTAAGGAGTGCCGCCAGTGACTTGCCGTAACGTTGGGAGCGGTTGCAATTACCCGGAAGGGGAATGCTTGGGATTTTGTCTTAACAGGGGAGTGCAACAAGTGATTTACAAGACCGGGACCAAAATAACATGCAAGGAAGACGGCGCAATCTTTATTGTGACCGAATCGACCGCGGAAGTGACCAAGTACCGCGGGCCAGGTACGTCCGGTGAATGTCCGACGGCGCTGCTGGCCGACCAGTTTGAGGTCGACGGCTCCCCGTTGCCCAACGTGGCCGAAGCGTTGTCGGCGCTTGACGTGCAAGAGGGCGGGGACCATTACAAGAAGTTGGGCGCCTATCAGCCTTGGGAAGTGTTGCGTCGCTGGCTTACGCCCGAAGAATTCCGCGGCTACATGAAGGGCACGGCCATTGTCTATTTGGCCCGGGAACAAGACAAGGGGGGCATGCTGGATATCCGCAAAGCCGGCCACACGCTGCAGGGCCTTGTCGAACTGTTGGGGGCTGAATAATGGCCGCCCGCGAATCCGCCGCAATGGTCAAGGCCCGCAAGATGGTGACGGAACAGGGCGTAACGCCCTACGCCGCCGCGCAAAAGGTTGGCGTGACCCGCTCCGCAATCTACATGGCCCCTTGGTACAAGGAATGGAAGAAGGAGCAAAAGAAATGATTGCCGGCGCCGTTGCCCTTTGGTTGCTGGTCGGCATCGGCGTCGCCCAGCTTTTCCGAATCAACCCGCGGGACGACCAGCCATGAAGCGCCACGATTGCCAGGCCCGCCAGTACGGCGACCAGATGATTTGCGCCCCGTGCGGGCTCACTTGGGACACGAACGACCCGGAGCCGCCGGAGTGCCGCAAGAACATCAAGCGGGCCGCGGCCAAGGTCGCCAAGTTTGAAGCGGAAACGGCCCCCCTAAAGCCCAAGGCAAAGGGGTTGCCGGTCATGCTCCCGGACGAAGTGGCCGTCGAAATGGTCAAGACCTACCAGGCGAACGCCCGCGACGGCCTTAAGGGGCAAATTGCCGGCATGCAGGCCGCTTACCGCTTACTTTTGGACAGGGTGGAACTATGAGCCGTTACCGAATGGCCGCGATTCTGGCGGCGCTGGTGTTGTTGCTGGGGCTTGCTGGCGCTATGGATTACGAAGACCAGCAAGCCGAACAGGAAAACTATTGCGAAATGGTCAGGGAAGGGTTTTGGCCGGATTACCGCGGGACGTATCGGGACGAATGCCGCCAGCCCAAGCGCGGGCCGTATTGAGCCCTACGGCGTCCGCGTCGCCTTGTTCAAGGAGTCCCGAAACTCCCGAATCAAGTCGTCGTATTGCTTGCTCAAGCTCGGCCCGGTCGAAACAGGCAATTCCAGGATTTCGGGAACTGGCGGGGGCGGCGGGCACGAAACGGCCACGGGTACGGTCGTCGCGCATGCGCTTAACATCAGCGCGAAGGCTGGCAATAGTTGTTTCATATTCATGGTCGGAACTCTCCTTTTTCCGTTTATCTTCGGCCGTTTGGGCGTCCGCCAGCTTCTTAGCGGCTTCCCCTTCGGCTTTGACCGTGGCAACAAACCCGTCGTACTTCGCTTGCACCGCGTCAAGGCGTAGTCCTTGGACCCACCAGGCGCCCCCGGCGCCGGACGATAGCCCCAGCACGAACGCGGCGCAAGCAATCCACAGCAACAAGGCGGGATTGCCCGTAATCATGCCGACCAGGCGGTTCATGACATGGCCCCGACGTACTTGGCCCGGCGCACCAAAAACACGTTATGCACATGCTCCCGGTTGATATCGCACGCCGAACGGCCGCCGTAGAGGGGTTGCCGGGACTTGAGGCAATGCAATTCAACGTTGGCGAACCATTGACCAGGGTCGCACCCTTTGGACAGCTTGCAGGCCCGCCGCTCCTTCTGCACGCCCGCGCCGCCGCCGTTATATCCGGCATCCCCGAAATGCAACCAACCGGACGAACCGCGGAACGGTCGGGCGGCATCCCGGGACATAAGGACCACGGCCCGCAATTGCAGGTCGGGGCGTTTATAGACGGTATCCCAAGACAGCCCGGCCAGGTCCGCGCCGTACTGGTTGCGAAGGTCCGCCAAGGCATCAAAGCGCACGGAGCCGTCGGCACGGTAAGCGCGGGTAATCTGGCCCATGCCGGCGCCCTCTTCGCGTGCCGACTTGAGCCGGGCGCCAGGGTTCCAACACTTGGGCGACTTCAAGCTGGCGCACGACTCTTGCTCAACCAGGGCGGCCAGGGCGGCGGGGTCCGGATGGTCCGGCCAGTGCGCCCGCTGTTCGGCTTTCAGAATCGGCCCGTATTGCACGAAGCCAGCCGGCAAGGTGTCAGCATGGGCACGGGGCGAAAAGACCAGCAAGAGCCCGACGAACACGATAGCCAGGGCAATAAGCGCCAGCCCGGCGCCGACGGGGTCTTCCGCGGCCTTGGCGAACAAGCGACGTTGGTCGGCTTCCGGGTAATCGGCCAGGGCCTTGCGTGCCCAATGCGAAGCGGCCACAGCCCAAACGCCTTGAATCAGCGCCAGGCCGCCCAAGATGGTCGACAGGCCGTTGGCGTCCGGGTCGCTGTAAAAGGATGCGAGAGCGGCCAAGATGGCGCCCCCGAAAAGGAAAATCGAACGGTGTCGGATAAACGGTTTCATGCTGCTTTCTCCTATGGTTTAACGGTTGCCTTCTGTGCGACGTTCGCGGTCATGTACGCGCCCACCGTGGCAATGACAACCGCCGAATATACGCCGTCGGCAATGTGGCCGGTGACGCAAAGAGCGGTCGCGCTTGCGAGGGACAGAAGCGCCAAAATGAATTTGCGCGACTTCACGGTCAATGCCCTTTCATCATGGAACTGACAACGCCGGCCCACAATGCGGCCATGGCGCCGACGGCAATAGCGCCGATGATTGCCAACATACCCTTGTCAGCAGCCCGACGCATGTTGGCGCTGAAGCGGAGATTTTCGCGGAACTGTTCCACTTCCTTTGGTACATCAACGTCGACCCCCAATATGGCAAAAACCTTCTTGACGGCTTCGTCGGCGGCTTCCTTGATGTGGGGGCAGTATTCCGGGGGAAGGCTGCACGCTTGTTTTTCTTCGGGCATGGCGCTTACTCGCTAGGGTTGATTAAACTTGATTTGGGGCGAACACATGAAGATTGCGCGGGGGTGCTTTTGTTTCGCGGCGTCATCCTTCACGTAGACGTCGAGCAACCAACCGGCTTCAAATGAGACATTCACGCGGCCAAACATTTTTACCCATCGGTATTGAAAGGCCCCGCGGCTGGATTTGATGGAAAAGAAGCCGTCGTTCCGCCGTTGCCGGACGGGCCGTCGCGCATGACAGCAAACAGGGGAAGGATTGGCGCAACCAGCATGCCAACGATATAAAAGACGATGAAGACCAGCAAGGACGCAAGGAAGCGAATCATTTTGCAATCATCCAAAGGTGTTGAGGCGTGACCCGGTGCAAGGCTTCGGGGCGGAAGAGTGGCGACCCGCCTTGGGAGAATGCCCAGGCGACCAACTCAGAACAAAACCAGGCGTCGGGCTTTTGCCAATCCCGATGCGTCAGAAGCCCGAAAAGGGCAGTAAGGTCGTAGGGTTTGCCCACTTGCGAACGGACGGCCGCAAGGACCGCGGCGTCGTCTTGGCAAGCCATTTCCACAATGCAATGCGCGGAGTGCTTGGCGATGATTTCGGACAGCGGCGCAACGCGCACCGCCGGCCATGTGGCTTCTATGGCCTCTTCCCCATCAATCAAAGCGACGTGGCTCCAATCGCTCCAAGTAATGGCACGAATGAGGACAGCCCCGGGAAGCTTTGAAGTGCAGAAGAGGACGCGCATAGCTGCTTACTCCCCGTAGATTTTCGGCCAGCCGCCGGAATAGTCATAGGACGCCGGGTCGGCGCTGGCTTCCATAGCGACCCGGTGCGTTTCGGCGGCGGCAAAGCCCGTTTGGTCGCTGGCGGCCACGGCTCCGAAGACGGACGTCGCAAGCGCTTGGGTCATGGTAACAAATGAGCCGTCCATTGTCTTCCATTGCAGGCCGGCGGGGATGCTGGCGCCCATCATGACCAAGCCGATTTGCTGGATACGGGAGCCGTCGTCGCTATGGAACCACTTTGCGCCAACCTTGACGCCCCCGGCCTTGCGGCGGTCGCGTTCGGCTTTGATGCCGTTCCAAGCAGTGGCCTGCAATTCGGCTTTGGTTGCGGCCGGTTTGGGAATAATTACAATTCGGCCGGCAACAACGTCCAAAGTATCCCCTGGGTTACGGGCCATTGCGGCGTCGAAGTCTTCTTGCGGGACTTCAATAATATCGGCCGGAAACTCCGTATACGCAATATCTTCCGGGTAAAAACATTTTGTACTATTTGAAAATCGCATGATCTACCCCTTAATTACCGATTGCCAGATATTTCATTGTAATTGCCGACGCATTGTATGTATTTTGGATTTTAGCTTGCGTTGTACTAATTGGCTCCCCGGCGCAACCGGGGGTCGCCGTATTTGTCATATCCGCCTGTTGGCTTGTCACAAAAACGCCGAAACACGCGGTAGGAAATGCGATAGGGAAATTAACGGTAAGAATCGCGTTCGCGCTGACGTTTGCGCTATCCCATTGCAGAATAAGGCCACCGGGCAATTTTTGATAACCCGTAGAGGAACGAGCGGCGACAAAGGAATTTGCGCCAAACCCATCAAATACCACATACCAGCTTCCGCCGGCTCCCGTTGAAACCACGGTTAAAGTTTCTCCCGGCAATATTGCGACAGTATTTGCGCCACTTGCCGACCCGGCTCCTATAAGCTCAGTGCCATTCCCTTTTAGCGTGAAGCCATGTACGGCTTTAAATGTGTAGGTAATCAGCCCTGCGGGAGCGGAAGCCAAAGTCGGAAGAGTAATAGTCAACCCGGCCGCCTGTACTTCGAGCCAACATCCGGACAGCGCAAGGCCAAGCGTTTGGCTAGTGACTAACCCTGTTCCACTTCCCGCTGGGAAGTGGACGCCTGTCTTTTGTACGAACTCGGTTGTAGCAAATAACGTTGAATTGTCAAATTGTGCGGCCGTATCGCCCGCATTCAGGGCGCTATAAATGTTCGCCCCGTCGCCCCAAACAATACGAATTTTTCCGCCCGATGCGACCGCTATGCCCGTTCCGGCTGCAGTCTTGGCGGTCACTGTGAATGCGCCCGTGCAATTGTTGACGACCGTCCATTCCCCGGAAAGATTCGGGAAAATCAAATTCAGGTTTGCGGTAAGAGTGCCTGAAAGCACAATGATTGGCTTTCCGTATTGCATCGGCGTAAGGGTCACGTTTGCCGACGTCATTGTGACCGCCGCGACCCCGTTTGTCAGGTCCGGAACCCATCCGGCAACTTGCGCCGCATTGACTGTGACCGACTCCGGGTCGACCGTGTTTCCGTCAATGGTGTTGAGCCAGTAGCCGGCGCCGTCAGAACGCAAGACGCGGGCGCCCTTGGGGTATCCGGTAACGTTGGAGTCATTGGCAAAAGTGGAGTCGTACACGTAACCGCCGCCAGCATTGGCCCAGCGCAAGGCCGCGGAAAGTGCGTACAAAATCCCGTTCATGTCCAAGCCAGAAGGCGGCACGCCCCCTGCAGCAATCGGGGTTCGTGTCAGGGGCGGGAAGCCATCCGTAAGCGACGCCGCTCCGGCAGTAATGCCGATTTGCGAAGCGACCGGAATGGAGTTTTTAGCGCCAGCATTGGCGAAGGGCAAAAGGAGTTTGCCGGGGGCGTTAGATAGCTGCATTTATGGCACCTTGAGGGATAAACACACCTTGCCCAAAGGGCGCGGCCGAAAGCCCAGCCTCAGAAAACCCGAATAGCGGCAAGGCACTTTGAAAAAGTATAGCATTGACCCCGGCAGGACGGGGCAAAACTCCGGATTGGGTAACAATCGCGTATTCCTGCGACGTAAGGTCAAACTCGAATGTGTACCGGAACTGCATGCCGCCCATGTCATTGACGTAACAACGGCCGCGGTCGGCAAACATATTTTGTAAAAGTTGATTCAGCGACGGGGCATTGCTCGACGCAATGTTGGCAAGCGCCTTGGTTAAAATCAACTTTCGGTAAGCATCGTCGGCCAGCTTGTAGGCTTGCGTCGCCGGGGGCGTGCCGTCGTAAAATGGGGCTTCGTCAAATGGGTATGAACCCGGCAAAGCGTCCTTGAAGCCGAAGTAGACGGGGGCGTTCGGTATTTGCAGTTCCCGGCGGATATTGACAATCCGACCCCAAATGTCCAGGCCGAAGCCTTGCGCCGTATCAACGTTCCACACGTAGTCGAAGAACGCGTCGAAGTCCGCCCGCGGGTCCAAGTACGCATTCATATTCTGAACGAGTTGGAGAATCGTCGGGCTGTTCCCGTACTGGCTGATTATGGTTTTCTCAAAATCAATCATACGAGGTTCACCGTGATATCGGACGCGCTCAACGTGGGGCGCTGGTCAATGCCGACGTCGACCTTGGTCAATGTGGCAGTACTGGTTCCAATCAGGATAGACACGACGGCCACATTGACCGCAACGGCGGACACGGGGGCATAATAACGGCTTGCGAAAATCGACGCCCCGATGCGCTCCCGGGCCGTGCCGTCCGAACCGTTGAACCTGGCAATAATAGCCGCCTTGACCAAATCAACGATATTGGAGGGAAGCGAAGAGTCGTCGACGATATTTACGGCGTATTTAATCGCCAAGTTTGCCGGCCGGTTGAATTTCACGGTGTAGGTCGGGAGCGGGAAATTGTAGCCCGCGGAGTCGGTGACGGTGACGGACGTGTTGCCGTTGTAATCGCAACCCAAATCCTTTTTGGTCCAAATGGCTTGCGCGATATCCGCGTCGGCGCCGCCAACGACCGCAACATAGACCGAATGGGCGGCCATGGGGTAATTGGTCACGCCCTTGTTCACCGTGGTGCCGGCCGGGTTGTCGATAACGTAGCAATCAAGCACGTCGGCCAGGTTGAAGACTGCCGCATAAATGGCGCCGTTCGTGCCTTTGGCATTCAGGGCGACCGAATTCTTCCGGCGGTATTCAAAATCCGCCCGGCTTTCAACGTCCGACCCCATTGTGCCGTCGGCCGCGTTCGTGATTGCGTCCCAGCCCGGGACCGCTTGGTACACTTGGGTAAGCGTGCCGGCGGCGCAAGGAATCGGGCCGGTTTGGGTATTTTGGAATTCTGCAATTACCGTACCAGTTGACCCAATCGTGGCGTTACCCGCGCAAACGTAGGTATTCCCCGACGTGTCTTGCGCCAGGGTGCCGGCCGGAACAACGGTGCCGGAAAGGCCGGTAAGCGTGGCCTGCACCGTGGTCGGCGTGGCCGGCTTGCGTGTCAGGAAGTAAATGCGGGCAATGGCATCTTGGAAGCGGTCGGCGGAATATTGCGGGTCGACTTGATTCACGAATAATGCAAATTCGTTATTCTTGTCTCCGATAATCGCGGCCTGGCTGGAAGCAAGTTGGCCTTGCGGCGTTTCAAGCGCCGGATTGAGCCCGCCCCCAAAGGCGGCGTTAATGTCGTCTTGAACGCCCGCCAATACGGCAGTTTCCGCGGGAATGACAAGGCCAGCCGGCGTAAACTGGATTTTTGGAACGCTAGAAAGTGACATTGTTAGCCGCTCCCGTTTCGTCAATAAATTGGATTTGCCCCGTAATTTCGCGGGAGTCGAATGCCGAAATTATACATTGAGCGGACACGACGCCGGGAACTGTTAGCGCCGCTTTCTCAATGTAGCCCGTCATAAGTGACAGCGGCGGCAAGTGCCCTAGCACGTCTTCAAAGTACGGAATGCCCTTTTTCGTGGAGTACCACAGTTCCCCCAGGAACAGGCGCACGGCGCTTGCAACGTCTTGGGCCAAGGCGTAAGGGGGCGTCGCCATGGCGATATTGCCGGCGCTGTCTATGACCAAATCCCATTGCCCTTGGTCAAGCAAAAGCGTGTTGTATTGCGTCATACTGGCGCCCCTGTGTTACCGCCCCCGGTTTGAACTCCCCCGTGGACGTGATTATGAAGGCTCTTGCCCTGTCCAACAACATCGTTGACGACGTTGAGTGGTCCAAGCATTTCACAGGCGCCCCCGGCACTCCCTTTGCCTTGGCTCAAGGGTCCGTTAAGCACGGTTGAACCGTTGACCGTGAAGGTTGGCGTATTGACAGTGCAAGACGTAGCGGCGTCGATTTCAACGACCGGGGCATCAATGACCACGGCCGTCGGGGAATGAATTTTGATGCCCGCGGCGCTGAATTGGACGTATTGCGTCGGCGTACCGTTGAGCATGCCGCCAAGGTACATGCCGTCGGCAAAGCTGTATTGGCGATGGCTCCCCGGGTTGCCTTGCTTCTTGGTCGACTTGACTTGCGAAATGTCACGGGACGCGAAGACGGCGACGCCAATGTCCCCTTTTTGCGGGTCAATAATGATGCCGTTCGCGCCGCCCTGCAGCCGGAAATAGGGCACGTTGTAAATTGTCACATGGGGCGTCGGGTTGCCCTGGCCGTCAAGCTGGTTGATCATGGGCGTGACGTCGACATATCCAACGGGGGACAGGCCGCCCGCGTTCGTGCAAGCCTCAATCCGGACCAGGGTCGCGGTTTGCATCTTCCCTAGTGCCTGTTGCACCATGAAAGCCATATTGTTGAATTCGCCCCAAGTGCTGGCCGCTTTAAGCTGGCCGCTTGGGATTCCGTTAGCGTCCGACGACGGCGAGGCCATTAGCGTTACCCCTTACATTTGAAAACCAGGCGCCGCCCGGCTTTTCGGATTCCAGCCGATGGCCGACCGAAGTTACAACCCATTCCCCGGCCGCTTGTTGCACGTCCGTTACCAGCTTGACGGAGCCCCCAAAGGTAATTGCCGGATTGAATAGGGTTTGAAAATTGACGCCCACACCGTCAAAGGTTGGATAGCCAACCAAGCCGGACGCTGGCGAAATGAGCGGAATAATTACCTTGCGGGGCACGTTCGGGGGCGTGATTGCCAATATCTTGTCGTCAAGGTACAGGTCGCACCCGGCGGCCCGTGCAAGGTCTTTGGCCTGTTCCATGCCGGTATTGGGCAGATACACGTCGACCAGTTGCGTAGTAACGCCGTTGTTCTCGAAAGTGTAGCCCAGGTCGCGGGCAATCTGCCCCATGACCGTGGCAACATCGACGCGCCCCTTGAAGCTCCGGGGCGGTACAGCCTTCAAGGTATTGAAGAAGGCGGATTGCGCCTGAATGTGGAGGAAGACGTCGGGCATGCCTTGATAATCAGCCCAGGCGTTAACGATGTTGCCGGCGAATACCAGCGTTTCCGCGGCGCCGTCAATGGCGTAGACTTCCACGGTGTTGGGAATGAGCGTACCGGGCTTCCATTGCAGCGTCGTAACGCTGTTCATATCGGCTTGCGCGACGCCGTAAATTTTGGCGCGTAGGGTGCCCATCATCATGCCGCCGGCCTTGTCAATGTCCGCAATTGCGCGGAAGCCCTGCAGCGTAATGGTGTCATTATCGGACGACCCAAACTTCCCCGTTCCCAAGGTAATGACGAAGCGGAGCGCCTTTTTATTTTCAAATGAGGGCATATTCTTCCGCCGTCAAATAGACCATGGCAAAGCGGTCGCCTAAGCCGGAATAGCTGGGGTCGTCGCTGCCTTGCGTGTCAATGAAAATCAGATTGCCGATAAAGCCGGTGTACTCCCGGGAAATGAGCGGCACGGCGTCCCGGGCGATGGTGCCGACCGAAATGTCGACCCCGTCCGCGTTGATATCCACGAAGACGCCTTGCGGCTTCTGGTACACCAGGATTTGGCAATTCTGGCCGCCCAAAACAACTTTGGTCGATTGGGAGGGGACGGGTTGCAGGGGTACGGATTGCATTATTTCACCAGCCCTTGAAGGTAGTTGCCGGCCTTTTCCGCCAGGCCCGGCAATTTGTTGGCAATGCTCTTGAGCGTCGAAGGCTGGGGCGTTTGCGCCTGCACCTTGCCGTTATCGGCTTGCGGTGTTGCGCTGGCATCCTTCGGCTGGTCAACCTGCCCCTTGTTGGACGTGGTGTAAAGCGCCGATACTTGGCGGATTTCCTTAAGCGTGATTTCCACAATCAGAAGGGTCGCACCTTTGGAATTGTGGCGGGCGTAGTTGTACCGCTCGACGGCGTAATTGATATAGGTGACTTCCGGAGTCACTACGCTGTAAAGGTCCGTCGACTTGCACGCCTTGTCGACCGCTTCCAGGAAGGTGCGGCGGTTGCTTTCGCTACCCTGCATGCAAAGGACCACTTGGGGCGCCGCCGGGGTTTCGACCTTGTTGTAACTGGCGAACGTGCCGCCCTCAAGGGGGAAGTCGCTTACGCGGGTTTCCTTGGAATAATCCACGGACCCGGTGGACAGCACGGAGCCCAGGCCGGCGGCTTCCAGTGCGTTGCCAATCAGCCCCGTGAACTTTGACGGGTCGCCAAGCGGCTTACCCTTGCTGTCAAAAATACCCCAGCGGGTTTGCACTTGGAAAATGCGCCACAGCATCCCCTGCAGCAACCCAAGGCCCGCGCGAACGGCCGGCGGGAAGTTTGGCGACCGGGGAAGCGCCGGCACGCCTGGCAACTTCGGTACGTTGGGGAAAGGGATAAGCGCCATATTAGGTCAACCCGTAATTTGCTTGAGAGGTAAAGAGGTAATCCAGGGACTTGCCCATATCCTTGGCAATGCCGTTGGCGTCCGTGGCGGCCGTGTATACCTTGACCTCCCCAATGTGGGTTTCAACGCTCTTGGACGTGGCGCCAGGGGCCGCGGCGGCGTTTGCTTGGGCAACCTGCACCGCACCAGCCCCGACGGCCGCCTGAGAGGCGCCAGGCACGCCCCCGAGCATTGCAAGGGCCATTTGTCCCCGCTTGGCCGCTTCACCCTCCCGGTCAGCCGGGCGTTCGTAGTGCTTGGACACGATGGCCGCGGCTTCGTCCGCCCGCGTCGCACCTTTAAGCAAGTTTCCGGCTTTGCGTTCGTTACCTTGGGTCAATTCATATTGCATGAAGGCCATTTGCTCTTCAATTGACGACCCTTGAATCGGTTTGCCAAAGACCTTTTGGAAGACGGCTTGCCGGTCGGGGTGCCATTGGCCGATGCCATACGCCTTGCCGTTGTCGCCCACGGCGTCCGCCCTAAAGGCGCTTTCCCGCTTGATGTTGGCGGCCAAGCCTGCAGCCTGCTCCCGCGACCAGCCTTGGGCCTGAAAATAGGCCATTGCGGCTTGCTCTTCCTTGGCGCCGCCGGCCGGGCTCTTGCC